CAATCAACAGAACTATAAATACCACAACCACCGTAACCGTAGAAGCTACCTTTGGGCAATAGCTCTAATCCTTTGTCCTGCAAGGGTTTTGGCTAATACAACAGTTGCAAGTCCTAGTTCTAACGCACAGGGTACAGTAAATAATAATGCAACTATGATTGCACCTCAATCAACTCCTCAGTTTCGTATGTCACAAGGTATTGTCTGTTCTTCTCCTAGTCTTACAATTACCCCTTATGTGACAGATGCGTGGTCTTTTAATCGACCTATAGAAACTGTTACCAGACAGAATATATATGACGAAGATACTGGAGCGATTAAGTATGTACAGGAAACACCAAGATTTGAAAAAGACAATTATAACTTAAATTATGGAATTTCAGCACAGATCAGTATTCCGTTAGGTAAAGCACCTGAGTTATGTTTAAAAGCAACAGAAGTAAATATAAAAAATCAAAAAATATTATACGAAAAGACAAAGCTAGAACTTGCATTATTTAGGCTGAAGGTATGTGGAGAACAGGCTAAGTTAGGAGTACAGTTCGTTGGAAAATACGCAGAGATTTGTGAAGGGATAAAAGTAACAGTACCACCAAATCAAGTTATACCACATACACACGAAATAAATAAGCAATAGGTCGATCCTACAGGGCGTTGGCTACTCTCATAGCTCGATGAAGGGCCTATCGCTTAACATTTATTATACCTTATCTTTTTTCTTTGTCAGTTTTTTAACGATTTGCTTTACAAGTGGTTTGACCGCATTAAGTAA